GACGCTATCAATAGTAACACCTGCCGCTGCTGTAGTCTCGTCGATGGTGTTTACAGTGATCTTCTGACCGTTATCGACAATAATGTCATTGGCACCGGACGTATTACCGTTAGCAAGAACCTCGGATAGCTCGTTATTAGCGCCGACCTGTGCATCCACATAAGCCTTGATTGACTGCTGTGTAGCCAAAGATGTGGCGCTGTCAGAGGCCATATTGTCTTCATCAAGGACCGCTGTGACTGTTGTGCTAGTACCCAACTGTAGAGACGTGGTATGTGTAAGCGCCTCAACGACATTTGTGCCGTCACAGAACAAGAACGTAGTGCGCCCATCAGGGACGAGAATACCCGTACCACCAGAAGTTTGTACGGTGATATTTTGCCCAGTCGCGTTCTTTACGATGTAAATTTTAGACGCCGTAGGGCACACAACTGTACCCGCGCCAGACAACGCTGTACCCGTATCGGTAAGCTCCAACATAGCACAACGTGATTCTGAAGTCGTACCGTTGGCGCTAGTGAGCGTGTGTGAGTTTGTGGTCCACGTATCAATAACCGCACGGCCCGCGATAGCCTGTTCAACCATCGACGTGATGTTGTCGTTAACTACGTCGCCCCATGTGCCGCTAAGTTCACCCTGAACTGGCAGAGCAAGTTTAAGTATCGGTGAGTATTGCGTTGTCATGTTTCAGTCCTCATGCGGCTATATCTTGCCAGTTTGGAGTTTGTGTTTCAGATACGGTCCCCCATGAAGGAGATTGAGAAGCGTTTATATCGCCCCAATTCGGGGATTGCGTATTAGACGGAGCACCCCAACTGGGGGATTGTGTAGTCGTTATACCTTGCCAGTTAGGTGTTTGGCTATCATCAACCTCACCCCATACGTTAACGGAGCCTATAACTCCTTCGGCTGCAAGCCCTGTAACAGATATATCTGCGTTAGCTGATGTGGTTACAATACCAAGTTCTGCGTCTCCCTGCAATCCCGTGGCTGGAATTGTTATTCCAAACGCTACAAAGACTGTGCCTATAGCACCGTCAGCTTCTACGCCTGTAGGTGACACATTAGCTGTACCAGTCATGGTAACAGTGCCTACAGCACCATCAGCTTCTACGCCTGTAACAGTTACATTAGCTTCGGCGTCTACCGTAACATCACCAATCTCGCCGTCAGCTTCTACACCTGTTGGGAAGATGTTCGCCGTTCCGGTCATAGTGACAGTGCCTAGCGCACCATCGGCTTCTACTCCGGTTACTGGTATCTCTGCGGCGGCGCTAACCGTGACTGTGCCTATAGAACCTGTTGCGCTTACAGCTTGGACAAGTACGTCCGCTTCCGCGTCAATACCTACATCATTTATATGGCCTACCGCCGCTACGCCTGTAACAGCAACAACTGCCTCTGCGTCAACAGTGACAGACCCAATAACGCCTTCTGCGGCTACGCCGTCAACGTAGACAATAGTTAGGTCAGTGCCCCAAGCCGTTTGGCCCCAAGCACCCGAACCCCAACCTATATATTCTACTGAGGACGGCATCTAGCCACCTTACGGAGTAGCGATACGTACAATAGCGTTTGTAGCGTCCGCTGTGGGGAACTGAACTTGAAAGTCACCCGCTGTAGAAGTTTTATCTGCGCCGAAATCAAGTACAGCAACCGCTGGATTACTACCACCAACTTTGTAGATCAAAGCGCCCCGAGCCGTAATTGTAGCGTCGGTCCACGTTGTGTCTGCAAAGTCCAAAAACGCTGTAGTACCTGATGATGCAGGGTTAGCCGAGATAGTGAGTGTATTACCACCCGCTGTGTATCCTGTACCTGTAACTTCATTAGTAGTTGAATATGCAGTTGTAGATGCGTCCAACGTAGCCGCTGAAGTGAACAACGCGATTTTAAAAACCTGTGATGTATCACTGCTAAAATCCATCTCGCCATCCAATAGAGCGACTTTGAAGGATGTGCACATTGCTTGTGTAATTGCCATTTCTGTCTCCTTAACTTACTGGCACTCGGAACTGCCCCGAGCGATATGCGTCTTCACGTAGTTTGCCGTCACCCAAGGTTTTAAGTAGCGCGATAGCTTGCAAGTACATCTTCTCATACATTGCAACAATATCTGGTTCACCCTTCATAAAGCGTATAGCTTCAATCAAAGCTCCGTTTAGTAGTGCGGAGTCAAACTCTTCACCAAGCCATGTAGTACCCGCAGTAACAATAGATTGCGGATAGTATCCGTAGTGCAACTCCATAGCGTATGAACTGTCTGGGGTAGGTCGAAGGATGATCGTGTCATCATCAAAGTAGGCGTAATGTTTTGGTAACCCCGTTGATGTTGGGTTGGGGTACGCTTCTCGCATAAAGTTTACATCTTTGTTAAGGAGATAATGGTACACACCACTACCGTCTACCACAGCGAGGCTGTAGCTGTACAAAAAGTCACTTGGGGAAGACAAGTAGTTATTACTTGCTGTCACCGTACCTGTAACATTCTTACGCAACGCAGGTATCTGCACTGTGTTATATATCTTCTGTTCAGCCTGCTGTGTGAACATAGCGAGCTGGTCATCTGTAAATGAGTTTTCACAGATGTCTTCGATGTTAGTTTTCAGCTCGGTATAATTCATAGCTTATGCCATTGGCCCCCGTGCATACAAACCTTTGGTCGCTGCGCCTGTGCCGCGTACCTTGATTTTACCGCCTTTGGCATAACCTTTTTTAGCCATGCCGCCTTTTTTAAACACACCACGACCTTTTAATACGTCTGCTTGCGTTACCTTACCATCTCCAGTTAGGTCAGTTAATTTTTTAGCCATTACTCATCTCCTATGCTATGCTTACGGTAACTTGGCCGACATGGCCAACACCTATTAAATCATTAGGGGTAAGCCCAAACGGATCATCTCCCCCACCTACGGGGTTCCAACCCCACTGAATACCACGACTACTTGTATCTCCAGACGCTCCTAAACTCTGATCGGGACGTGGATTACGTATAGCTTGCGGATCATCAACAGGAAACTCACCCAATTTTAACTGCGGGTGATCTGGACTCCAACACTCAGGGCAAGCCTTTATATTCGTATCTCGGCCTTTCACAAACAGGTTCTTTAGCTCCCGTAACTTGTACTGGAACCCGCATACATCGCAGAGCGCTAACGCTTTCTTTGCTGATGCAAACCTAGTCGTCATTAGGCAATCCTACCTATTCTAGGCACAAACCGTGCCGCTGTTTTTTCTCGATCCTCACCTGCAGCCATCTCAAACTGTTCGTCGTACACAGCTTTTAACATCGGTATACGTTCAACCAGTTCAGGAACCTTCATAGCAATATGGTAAGCTAGTCCAGCAACAAGGCACGGGAAGAAACGAAAGTTCATATCTGCTGTTTGTACACCTGCTCCAGCATCCTCAATACGGCGCATACGCCAGTAGTATAACACGTAATTGTTGTTATCGGGTACAGGCCATACATTTACCTTCGGTGCATCGCGTAAACGTTCGACATAAAGCTGTATAGGACGCCCTTGTGTTAACTTGTTAGGTATAGACGCGTACGTACTTACACTGATTCTGCTTATGGTAAGATCAGATTGTGTCGAGGTGTTGCCGCTATTAGTACGTATTTGGTGTTCAAGCAAATCAATAGTATCTGCTGGCAAAGTGTATTGTGTAGTGCCTTCTACTAGGTTTATCGTACCAGAATCAATGGTCCACATGTTAATACCACGGTTCTGCCACTCTATAGTCATCAGGTTCATAGAGCGACGGGCGGTACGTAGGTCATACCCTGAACGCATCTCGCGGCCCGCACGTTCCCATGCTTCCTCCGCTATCTCGGTGAAGTCCATATCGAACGCTGTGGTGCCTGATGTAGTCATTTCTTACGCCTCTTTAACGGGGCTACACGTTTGGGTTTACCCGCTGGTTGTCCTAAACGCTTCTTTTGCGCTATACGTTTGCTCTTCTCAGCCTTCGTCATTTCCCCGCTAGTTTTTGGAGTTTTGCTAGAAACTCGTTTAGATGGTCTACAGTACGGTGTACCACGGCTTTCACCTTCTTTACGGCCACACGGCTTGCCTGTTTTAACATCTTTCCAGTCCTCCTTGAACCAGCGTTTAAGTGCAGCACCTTTTGCGGTTTTACGAACAGCCATTACTTGCCCGCCTTTTTCTTTCTACATTTTGCGATAGCTCCACTCGCATATGCGCTTGGAAAAACCTTATATGAAGCCTTTACCTTGTGATAACACGCATCTTTAACTGTGCCGCCCTTCTTGTAACCCTTGCTACATTTGGAGCAGCCGCAGCCATCGGATTTGTAATATCTACGCATAGCTACCTCATTTTACAGGCTTTGCCACCACGGGCTAAACCATAACCACGAATTTTGCCACCAGCCTTCAACTTCTTTTTTGGCGGCATACGCATACCCCCCGGACGCTGCGTAAGATCAAGCATGGCCCCGCCACCACCGCCACGTCCGTATACGCCTTTGCGAACTTGAGATTCCTGTTTAACCTTATCCACATCAGGATTTAGCTTCCGTTGAAACTCTAGCTCCTTCTTAAAGGCACGGTCTTTCATGCGCTTTATTTCGTCATCAAAGTCCATGAGCTACCTCATTTTAGCTGGACGCACGCCCTTACGAGCAATACCTGCGCCACGAACTTTACCACCTTTTTTGTAGCCTTTTTTCATCATACCGCCTGCTGCATAACCTTTTTTCTTCATCATACCGCCAGCTTTCATCTTTTCAGGCTTAGTGGTTAGCCCAGTACCGTCAGCACGAGGTTGCAAGAGAGATTTTGTAGTCATTGCGTTGCCATCCCGCGTAGGAT